CTAACGATGTTGGAAACGGGGTTGGGCAACACACCACGACTTCACCGTTATAACTGAAGACGTGCTTTTCTTTGAAAAGTAAATTATCGGTGCATCCACTATTTTCTTTTTTTCCAGAAATATTCCCGACAAGAGTTACTGTTTCCAAAATCTGTTTGAATTGATCTGTGTTGATAATCATAAAACACCTCCTTAATTATTTATTTAATAGCGATCCATCCCGCGAAATTCAACGAGCGCCAGAAACAATCTACCTGCCTGAACCCGCTTTCTCGAAGTATGTCCTCGTTCCAACGCGCCGTGATCGGGACCAGAACTCCTTCCAAGGACAATCGCTTCCGTTCGATTTGGTCGTCGGTATATCCGTTCATCCGTTTGATCTCATAGTACTCGCGAACCATCATGGCGTTCAATTCATCCGTGTTCCCGAGGACTTTTTCTACGAGGATCAACGCCCCGCCGGAAATTGTTTGCTGGTATATTTTTTTAATAATCCTATGGCGGTGTTCGATGGGAATGAACTGGAGGACCAGCACGGCGAGCGTGAGGGACGACCCACACGAGATCCCGTCCCGCGTGACTACGGGAGGATACGTTTCGCGAAGATCTATTTGGTGTATCACCACGTCGTCGCGATTTTCAAACCGTTCGGTAGCGGCGAGGGCCATTGGTTCTGAAATTTCAACTCCTATGAACGTCGTCTGGTCCTCGGGACGTTTGGCATCCACAAACTCTGCAAGAGCACCGCCGCGACTGCATCCGAGATCCACAACGGCAGTTCCAAGAGTCGCGAAACGCCTTCCGACGCGGAAGGTTAATTCTCGCATCAATTTATATTGAGGAATCGACCGTTCCAACATGTTGTCAAAACATGCTGTGACTTTGTCATCGAACTTCCACTTGCCGTTCGTGTACGTTCCCAGCTTGTCTTTATTCTTATTTTTTTCTTTCATTATAAACCCCCCCTTAATTTATCCGTTACGGACTCCATGGCTGATTTCAAAAAGGTCGCGGCGGCTTTTTTATTTTCTTCATCGTTCCACCAAAGATTTACCCCCGATGGATGCGGCACCACCGCCATCTCGCAACAGTGTTCTTGGCGATACCGCAAAAGAGGGAACTCGTCGCGCAATCCAAACGCCTTGGCAACGTTCCTTCCCAATAGGATAACTTCGCGTCCCCGAAAATAGGGGATCAATTCTTTCGCCCGCTCAGCCCCGAGGCGCGCGGGGAATAGATCCCCCTTCTTTGAAGATCCGGGCCAGGCATTCAACAAATTGATCCTTTCAAACGAAGAAAGGTACGTCAATAAATCGCACGACAATAATTGGCACAACGAGGTGGACAAGGGACGAGCTGAAAGTGGTTTTTCCACGTCACTAGTTTTACTGGGAGCTTGACCTACCAACACGGGGAGACTCAATGAATTGATTCTATGATAAACAGCAACGGGGTTCGTGAACCGAGTCCCTTCGGTAATGTGCTGAAACATCTCTTTAATCCCCGTCCCTGCCGCGTGCAGGTCGCTATGGAGTTTCGGGGGATAAAGGGTGCATTCTTTTTCAAAGGCAAGGCGAGCAATTTCTTTTTGGCGCGGGTGGTTCAACTCACGCCAAGACAGGTCACGCAATAATTGGATGATCCGTGGGTCGGTCCACGGGGTGAAGAGCAATTTTCCACAGCATTTGGCGAACCACTTCAACGTGCGCACCTGCGCGTAATCGGGATTTTCAAAGCACCTATCCCTTTCCACGTCGAAAAGATCTTTGTGCATCATCACTTTTTTCGTTAAACCAAAATGGCCGTCTCCGGCATGTCCGGAAACTACAACGGCCTCGTCCACGACTTGCAAAGCTTCCGCCATCGGCCAACCGCATTCCACGTCGCATTTGCTTTTAACGCCCAGTCCCAAAACGGCTTTGCGAGCGGCGGCGGTAGGATCAGATGCCAGCGGGATTGGAGTCCAATTGATCCCGATGGAATCAGCGGTTTTTTTCGCGACGACGGGATCAAACCGATTTTCTTCCCCCTCGATAAAAAAAGAATACGCTCTGGGTTTCGCCTTCGCGGCAAGCAAGGCATGCAGGACGCACATGGAATCCGTCCCGCTGGAAAGAAACACCGCGACTCGTTCTCCTTTGAAGGGTCGCATTTGGTCCACCAATAATTCCCTGAGCTCCAACGCGATTTGATTCAACCGGGACATATTTCCCTCCTGAGTTTCATCAAGTTCTTGTTTTCATCAACACAGTTTTATATACATGTTCCGCGATAGCTTTCATCATCAACGGTGGAACGGCACGCCCCATCCGTTCCCATCTTTGTCTTTGATTCCCTGTCAAAATGAAATCGTCAGGGAACGCGCAGATTCGTTTGCATTCCGCTATGCTCAAATAGCGGTCCTCGTTCCACATGAAATGATATTGTGGTCCACTCGCGACGATCGTTGGACTTGGGATATCCCCCTCTAGTCGACTAAATTGGAAAAAAAATCCTTTGGGATGGTATTCGTCACAGCTGTGCCCTGGTTTGCACGCGCAGAGGAGTCTCAGCGCTACCGTTCCTTTTGTCGGAAGCGGGAAAAAATCGGTAGGTTTATTAACCACCCCGACGATGGCCTCGCGAACAGAAACATACCGCGACACGGTGGGCAAGGGATGCGTCGGCGCTATATTTAAATCTTTTCGCACCCCGATAAAGATAACACGACGGCGCATCTGCGGAACTCCGTAATCGGCTGCGTTCAGCACCGCGTGTGCGATAACGTATCCACACTGCTGCAATTCAGAATATACGGTGGGAGGAAGTCCCAGATCGTCGGCGAACCCACGTCGACGATTGCCCAACACGTTTTTCGCGATTCCTATTGTAAGACCCTTGACGTTTTCAGCAACGAAACAACGGGGCTGGGCTTCACGCAGTACGCGAGCAAACTCGAAAAACAGATCGTCGCATCGTTGCTCAGTGTCGCTGTATTTTTTACTTTTTCCCCATGCTTTTTCCCGACTGCCAGCGGTAGAAAATGACGCGCATGGCGGCGATCCATCCAAAATATCAAGTTCTCCCTTCCGAACACCTGCCGCCTCGCAAAGATCTTTCCCCGTGATGTCGCGTATGTCCGCCGGGAGAATGGTGACGTCGGGATAATTGGCCGAGTATGAATCCCTTGCGGCTTGCATAAATTCATTCACCGCCAGCACCTTGCCCCCTGCCAAACGATAGCCAGTGGACGACCCACCGCACCCGGAAAAGGTACTGGCAACGGTGAAAAGGCACGCGGAAGATGCTTTCCTCACCTCAGCCATTGTGTAAGGAATGGAAACAGACAAGGGCCACCAAGATGGAAGCCCTTGCTGTTTCATTCCACGATTGATCACGCGAACCGGCATTGGCCGTCCTCATCTCGCGACATGATTTTATATTGAACCAGCGCGTCCAACACGTTGTTGCAGATGTTGCTGGCACTAGTTCCAGCGGTGCCATTGGCTTTCACCATGCGTTCCGTCGACGATATTTCGAGTTCTTTTGAGTTAACTCCTTTTTTGGTCCCCCCTTTTTCATCGATTACCGCGTACACCGCGTCCTTGCGAGACAGGGTAGTTTTCTTCACCGAGGCAACCGCCTTGGCTTTGGGCGATTTTACGGCCGAAGATTTGGCACCGGCTTTTGTTCCTGCAGCCGTGCTCGTTTTTATTTTTTCCGTTGTGTTCTTCCAGCCCATCGCTTTCAGCGTTTTCCACGTGGCCGGGGTCAAGTCGTCGCCCTCTTTGATGCTGGGCAGCAATTCATCAAGTTCAGTCTTGATCGCAGCCTCGTCGGCCTTGACATCCAGCAGCGGGTCGGGCTTAAGGACGTCGTTGATGTCGTTCGCTGCGTCCCGGTTCGGGGTCGCTGTCGTTTCTTTCTTCGCAGGTTTCTTGCTCATGGCTTTTGGCCTCCTTTGGTTTTGAACTTCTATCGTTTCCGTCTTTGATCTATTATACGGAATGCCAGTCATTCATTTAATATGAAAATAACAACGGCCTGCCTGCTTTTTTCTTTTTCTGGCTGAAGCACTCATTCTTTTCTTTGTTTCTTCAGAACGCCGTTTTCCTTTATGCCAAGAGGGTTTGCCTTTCTTCGCTATACTCATTTTTCTTTTTGTTTCCTCTGAAAGGAACCAGTGTTTTCCTTTCATCGCCTTGCTTATATTCATTTTGTGTTCTTCAGAAAGAACAGGATGCTTCCCCTTCATCCAAGGAATTTGCCCTTTGTTTGCTATACTTAATTTTTGTCTTTGTTCTTGTGATACCGGGTGGCCTTTCTTTATTCGACTCATATTTTTGCGGTATTCGTCTGTCGCTTGATGACTGCACTTCTTTCTGAATTCTGCATATTCTTCAGGAGAAAAGCGCAGTATTGTGTTACCACCATCACCCCCATCAGTTCCATTAACGAGTTCAATGCCATGATCATAAAAGTACTTAATCCATTTGCGTTCCTCATCATTTCCACCCCCTTCAACCTCCTCAATTAGCGTGATGGTGGGAATCAAATCATGCCTCAACATCGAGCGAATCCAATTGCACTTGTGTGTCCGAACACCAGCTTGTGCCTCCCGTAAATGGATAATGAGGCGGACAGGAAGTGGCTTACCAGTTTTCCCCACATACCGGAGCCAGCGGTCTTCATCCCGCAAGGCATAGATTTTGGTCTTCATTTGCAACTCCACATTGTTACCACAATTTATGAGAAGCAGGACAGGGCCGGTTGTGGGGCCGGTCTTTTCGGGAAGGTTAATTAGTCCTTTCCTATTCCTGCCATATAGTATAGGTGATTTCATTTCAGAGGTAAAGCTTTATTATTAGAAGCTAAACAATAACGGTCTCCCCCTCCATAAATCATGTGCTACAGTAACCGAATCTTCTGCGTAGAACTCACCCTCCCTTTGCACCAGCATGTTCAATCGCATCAGCCGGGCACGCTTCTCTTCGTGAGTTTGGTTCAGTCCTACCATCGCAGTGACGTGGGCATACTTTCTTTTGTCCTCACTGAAATGCTTCATTGTTAAAGTCGTCTGATCATAAGATCCTGCATTGGCTTGTGTCGCCGTAGCTACAAAGCAATGTCGTTCCTGCGATAATCCTCTTAATAGTTTCCATATCTGGTTCTGCTGGTGTCGGAACTCTTCTCGTCTATTTTCTGGAGCAAGATTGTCAGCGTAATCAATGATGACCACATCAGGAATAAAGTTGTCAAACGTTTCCCAATTATCAAGAATGACTTTCAATCCGGTGACAGTCAATTGGTCACTGGGATGGACGGATAATTTAAAGTCCTTGCCTTTCATCCTGCCAAGAAATCTCTGCCCTATACGCCACGCCTCCCGCCACGTCAGAGGTTTAACAGCTGGAACAGTTCTGTAGTCACTCCCAGTTCCGTCTGCATTAGGAAAAGGACACTCATGCGCCCCACAATATCTTTCTCTGTTGCTTCTTCCTGCCAATTGAATAACGAGCCGGATTATGGTTTGCTCCAAGCTCATGTCCCCAATTCCAAATAAAGCCACGTTGCATCTGGCCTTCGCCGCTCGGATAGCCAGCTCGTTCAGCCACCACGTCTTGCCACGCTTCTCTGGACCCATGAATGCCAGAAACTTATCGCGACCAAATTCTTCGTTCAGCATGTATCCCAGTTTGCCTGGTAGGGTAAATAATGGTTTCTCAGCCTGCTCGAATGCTCGCATAATTCCATCAGGATCTTTGAATGGATTGGATCCCAGTGATGACGATCTTCCCACTCTCTTATAATTACTCAATTCCGCTTCTGCTCCAGCCACGTCTCCTTCCAGCAGCAAACCTTTACTTTCTGAGAATAACTGGTTTAGGCTTCTAGTTTTAAAATATGCTTCTGCCTGATCGAGCAGGTAGGGAGTGTTCATCTGATCTGCTCGTTCGTATTCAGTAGAAAGACTCTCCAACAAATCCGATACCAAATCCCGTTCTGTCGGTTCCATCTTGTCAGCATGACTGTCAAAAATGTCTTTGATATGAAGACCGGGAGCTTTCTCATACCGCTGATAATAATGGGCACACCATTCCGCAACAGTCCGAGCATATTTCTGCTCAATCAAGTCGGGATCATAAAATGGCATTGCTTGCTTGATAAACTTATCGCTGACAATCATCCCGATAAGTAGTTTCCGTTCTGCACCGCCATCCACGTTCTGTCGCTTAATTTTAATCATAGTTGGAATTTCCCAGTCTTAAAACTATATTGGGTATAATGTTCACAGCGTTGAATGAATTCGCTCCAGCGTAGTCCTCCAATTTTCAATTGGTAAGCACCTTGCAAGGGAAATGTGGGTTGTTTCTCCTGCAAGTACTTCAGCCAGTCCCCGAAGAATTTGTCCCAATTGAGATGCTTGACACAATTGGGAAACTTTGATCCGAGAGTGGTATGGTATATTTCCATGGTCGCGATGAGGAAGGCAACCTCCTGCTTACGGACAAGCTGGTCTCCGAGGATTTTGACAGTGAAATCATATAGTCGTTTGGCATCTGGACCGAGCGTGGTGGTGTCGGGTTTGCTAATAGTTGATTTGTTGCCGGTCGAACCATTCTTATAGAACAGCCCTCGCCATCCTTTGGTGATAGCCATATTGATTGCCTCAACTATTTCATCTGGAGTATGCTGAAGCATTTCCATCGTGATCTTCTTGTGGGCAAGTGGAGTGAGTTTATGACCTGTTTCTTTGCGGTGCTGAACAAACTCTATCCATGAGGTGATTACAGTGGGGTGTTTAATGAAGTGACCGGGTAGTTCTTCTGGATCAAATGAAGATTTCTGTAAAAAATGCTTTTTATTATTAGTACTTAGTTTCTTCTTAGTACTTAGTAAGGGCTGGTTTCCCGGTATCGGGTTTCCCGCATGCGGTTTTCCGCGTTGCGGTATTTCCCTAACCTCCCATTCAGACTCTTTCCACTTACCTTCCTTGTTCTTTGCCTGCTGTCGTGTGACATATCCAGCGGTGATAAGTTCGTTCACAGCACTCCTAATAGCAGTATCTCCATCGAGCTCCGAGTGAGATTCAAGTTCACTTTGGTAGAAAATCCAATCATTAGGCAGGGATAGCATATAAGAAAGTAATCCACGAGCTTTGAAAGAGATTGTTTTATCCATCAGCATTTCATTAACTAGCACGGTATAGTTAGATTTATGTATAGTTCGTAGTATCATCGAGGGTCTCCTTGGAAAAGAAAAGGCCGCAACAGTGGGATGCACGGGGAACCGGAACGTTCAGCTTTGAGCCGAAAGAACAAACCCCAACCACTGCGCGGCCTTTTAATTTTTATTATCATTTTATCATTCCGGTTTTGTGGGGGCATCTCCCATTTGAAAATATATAATACTCTTCCTCCCAAATTGAGTCCAGCATTATTTTTATTTATTTTTGACACCGTACCATTAATAGTTTTGCGTCATCTTCGGAGATATCTGCCACATCAGTTACACCAAAGATGGATAGGCTCTGAGTTTCTCCACCAAATACAGATAACCTCCCTGCCAGTTCATCCGCTCCACGCATCCCGGCCTCATCATGATCGAAGATGATCGTCCGTCGCTTGAATTGTTTGAGGGTTTGGAGTTGATTATCTGTCACCACCACTCCGAAGGTCGCTACGCTTCCCGGTCCCAGCCGCCAGACCTTTGTTGGACCCTCAGTAATGACGACCCAATCCTGGCCTTGGCATTTGTTCAATCCATAGAGGCAAGATTTGATCGGGACCACTGCATCCTTGTCGAGGCAGGATTTGTATTTAGCTGATGCCCTGTCTGAAATGTCTCGGCCCTGATAGCAAACCGTTTGACCATCTCCGTCAATAATCGGAATGATGATCCTGTGCTTGAATTCTCCCAGCGGCCCGGTGCCTAGCAGACCCCATTCCAGAATTAAACGATGAGGATCAAAATTGCGGGTTTGGAGGTAATCCCGGTGCCGATCTGTCATAAGGGTTGTGCCGTAGGGTAGTTTGACGGCCAGGACGCGGCTTAAATCGCGTTCTACGGCGTTTAAACGGCTAGAAGGGGACTTTATATGCCCTTCATATTTTAACAGCGTCTGGGCCGTTTTTGATAGGGTTAAGTCTAGCAAGGCAGATAGCACCTCGATCCGCCCATGCCGCCCACATCTGAAACAGGAGAAAGCCATGCCATTCCAACCGAGATGCATCTTACTGTCGGAGCACAAAGGGCACTTCAGATTGATCCAGCCATTAGCCCCTTCGGAGTATTCGACGCTGTGGTCGTTCAGCAGGGCGGTCAGGTTTAACCGGGATCGCTTCTTGTTTTCCATTCTCAACTTCCTCTCGCGTTCGTCTGACAACACATCTGGTTTCTGTCAGTTTTTCAGCAGTCCATCTCCCATTCCCGTCGCCAACTTGCTCATCGTTGTATCGGAGGTGGTAAAGGATGGCATCATGCCTGTCGCGGCTATCTCGAATCAACTGGGCGATTAATCCATTTGGAGACTTGATCCACCAACCGGCAAAGTCAACATTGGGCGGGAATATAGTTCTGTGTCTCATCTTCAAACTTCCTTATGTGAGGGGATGGGTGGGATATCTACGTTTGCTTCACGGAGTTCCTTTGCAATTAAATATTGAAGATGATCCTTAATGAAGATGTCGCTGGCTCGGCACCACGCGGCATATCTGGCTTTGAGTTTCCTTGGGAAGTTCGGAATCGCGAATGTGCATAATGTACTGTCTTTTTTCTTTGGCATTGTGTGATCTCCTTTTTATTATACTAGATCGGTCAGTTTCATTTAAGGCGTTTATTTCTGATGCGGTATATTATTCTTTGTTTGAGTATTTCTGTTTCGTCTCCTCCAGAATTTATACACTGTATTGCTTGATAATACTTTTTCCAATATTCTCTATTACCAGTTGATGTTTTTGAGTGACATCTCGTGCATAATGTTATTAGATTTCCTTTGTTGTTGTTTTCTTTATCGTAGTCTATGTGGTGCACATTAAGAATGTTAGAGAGATTCATACAGAATGGGTTTTGACAATGATGGCGGTCCCTTTGGCGGATTTCCTGTTTTAACCAGGGCGTCCACTCTTTGCTATAAGGAAGCGAACTAATCCCGCCCCGCCAACCATTTGCTTTTTCTCCGCGGAATCGGCCTATGCGTGCTTTGCTTTTCTTTCTCCTTTCTTCCGCGGATTGTTTTCTGCCTGTTGCTGCAAGGCTTTTTCTTGCCTTTGTTTCTGGAGAGTCTCGATAACCTGTGTGGGAGAGAATTAGTTTAGCGATGTGCTCCGGTGATTTTGGTATACCCTTATTGGCGTGACTGTGCCCTGGCAGATATTTATTGAATCGTACTTCATACTTGAGTCGAATTATTAATACGTGTTGGCCACATCCGCATCCGCATCTTGGGGGTATTTTACGAGTCCTCATTTGCAACTCCTTACTGTTGCCTTAGCTTTGAGAAGCAGGACAGGGACGACTAAGGGATCGTCCTTTTCGGTGATCAACCTATTCCTGCTTAAGAGTATAAACGGTTTCATTTCGGAAGGCAACTTTTATTTTCGTTTATTTTTAAGTCGTCGAAGTAGTTCTGGGTAAATGCTCATTTCTTCCCCTGTTATTTTTCCATCGAGAACTGCATTAAGTACTTTTCTTTTCTCGTCGAGTAGGGTCAGGATATCTTCCTCCATCGTGTTTGGTGCAATTAGAAAATAAATGGTAACAGCATTACGTTGACCAATACGATGAACGCGGTCGGAACTTTGATCAACCTCTGCTGGCGTCCAGGGCAATTCGAGAAAGACAACATCGCTCGCCGCTGTGAGTGTAAATCCAATACCAGCGACTTGTATATTTCCAATTAGTATTTGAACTGATGGGTCATTCTGGAATTTATCTATTACTTTTGACCGTAGCCGAGAGTCAACACGGCCATCTAATGCAACAGCAATTTTATTATATCGTTCCATCAATCTATCTGTTGTTTTATGAAAAATGTCAAAGATCACAAGTTTTTTGCCAGTTTCAACGAAGCAATTTATCCACTCCACGCACGCATCGAACTTGGCATCCATCACCGCCTGTCGCAAATGGCTGATCTGGGTAATGTCTCGGAGTGGGTCGGGCTTCTCCTCCTCATTTCGCCACGCACCCAGCACATGAGCCAGTACGGCATCGTAAACGGCTTGCTTGCCATTCAGGGATAAGGGCACGACTGATCGTTGCTTCTCAGGTAAGTCTTTTAGTACATCAGCCTTCAATCGCCGGAGCATAACTGTCTCAGCTCTGGTATGTAATTCTTCAACGTTACTTGCACCACTCGTGTCCCAGCCAAATCCATTGTGCTTGGCGTCACAATAGCGTTGGGCAAAATCCCACCACTTCGGGAACGTGGCAGGAGCAAGGATGTTTAATGCTATAAAGAATTCAGACGGGCGGTTTACAATCGGTGTGCCAGACAGGGCAATCACGTGGGATTTATTTTTACAGAACCGTTTGACTGCCTTGGTCCGTTTAGTCTTGGCTGACTTGCAATAATGCACTTCATCCAGAATCACCGTTTTGCAAAGTGCCAATGCCGGTAGCCATCCGGATAGGATATCATAATTGATAATATATATGATATTTTTTTGGCTAGCTGAGTGCAATAGGAACGGAACCATTCCGTGGAGCAGGACAGGTGTAAACATAGTCCACTTCTTGCACTCGGTTTCCCACATGCCTTTCAAGCTGGCTGGGCAGACAACTACCGCTGGTAATGCGTTTGGATTGTTCTGGAGCCATGCCAGAGCTTGAATGGTTTTACCCAGCCCCATCTCATCACCAAGCAATGCTCGTCCACCCCTGCTCTCGATGAACCCTACTCCCTCTGCCTGGAACGGATATAGTTTTCCTTTCAGGCCGGGAATATTTGTTACTGCTGCTACTGTGTTAGGCTTGGCTGGCTTGTAGAACTCTCGTTCCCATCTTTGCACAGATTGATCTACCTCGAATCCGTATTCTCGAAGTTGTGTCAACGCATTAACTGAGGGAGGACACCACCAAGCATGCGTTACTGGATCCCAGCGGCGTCCTTGAGGAAGACACCGCACCTGTGCAACAGTGGCAGGATCGTATGGGAAGGTGATCTTGAAGTTATTGCCAATTAGGGATACTGTTTTCATGTTTCATGGCTCGCTTCAAAGTCCTTGCATCCTTCAGCGGTCTTGATATTGGCTATGAAGGTTTGGAGGCTGTTGGGACCAGAATTACTCATAGTGGGCCAGTGGCCTTTGAAACAGGAGAAGCAAGCATCACTGCCAGGAGTGAGTTCGCTATAATCCTCTTCACCCATATCAAAATCAAAGTGTCCACAAAACAAACATGACTTTTCTATATTCATTTTCCCCTTTCACTTCTCGCCGGTTGCCGCCGTGATTGCGGTTTTGATCGTTTCAAGGTCTGATTTTAACCCGCAAACACATAATCCAGCGTTGTGGTCACATCCTCCGATGTCTTTAATATTCTGTTTGAGCAAAGGAACGGCTAATTTACAAGCCGCTACCAGCCCGTCATGCGAATTACACGCCCGGCAGATAAACTCGGCGTTGGCCTCTATTATATCAGGCTCAGTTATCATATATTTTGCTTCTGCAACCTGACCATTAACATCATGCCCGCCAACCTCCATAATTGGCCCGTACCCCCTTGCATCCGTAAGGACAAACCAAGCATCACCGCTTTGTGGGTGTGTTCGCTGATATTTCCACGGTCCCGGCGTGTGTTGTGCTTGTGTTGGCATAGTTATTTCCCTTCTATTTGGTTAATTATACCCTGTGCTTGCATATCTCCCCGTCGTGCTTGGATCAGGATATAGTCATACATTTCCGGCCCGGCGGCGATTAGCCGGGCATTGGTGTACGCCTCTTCGGTTGGCACTGGGCTTTTATTCGTGCTTGCAATCAGATATTGGTACCCATCTCCTTCTGCGTTTATGTTTGTTCCGTGTGCGACCCATGCGCCCGGCGTGTGCTGTCCTGTCTGTTCTGTCGTCATGGCGTGTGCCTCCTTTTGCTGGCGTAATGATTCTTGTCTTACTGGGTTAATGTCCATGGCGTGTGCCTCCTGTGTGGGCTGGTTAGGGTTTCTGTTTCTTAAACTCTATCACCACTTTATTATACGTCTGCCATCCCCCTTCATTAAAGGGATGCGACTTCAGATTTCATGGTCCGAATCGCTCCCCATATTTTTGGCCAGCTCCAATTCTTCTCGTTTCGCAGATATCTCCTCAGCGCACCTCTGATTGCCTTTGGAGTCATGCCCGCCGTCAGGTCCAGCACTTCCGCAGGTCCATTGAGAATTATCATCGCCACCTCATGACACTCCTCGCTCAACCCCTCCAGCCATTCCTTCATCATCACCGCCTTGTCCGGAGAAGGCGTCCCGGCTATCTGATCAGGGATCATCTCAGGGTCGCGGGGCAGGTCGTTTTTCCTCCCCCATTCAATCAGCCCGTTGCGAATGCATGGATAGAGGTAGGTGCCGAACTTCACACCTTGCTTTGGGTCGAAGGATCCAGCGGCCTGCATGAAGAGATAGCAGGCCTGCTGGAATACATCCTCCTCAGGTCGTCCACACCGGCTTGCGCTCTGGTGGGAGAGCTTGTGGAGGAGGGGTGTGTACTGCTCGAACTGTTTATTGATTTGTTTGTGTGTCATGATTTAGTTTCTTTCTTGGTTAGGGGTTGTTATTTAATGATATCTTCTGGCTGCACCCTGCGACGATAAACACCATCATTGACCCCATCAACTTTGAATAGTACTTCCCATAGATCATCCTTAATATGCTTTACTAATACAGCAATACCTTCGTTTATGACCTTGCCGTCCAGCGTAGTGTTTTTGATCGTAGCTTTATCGCCTGTTTTCATCACGCCTCCTGTATTATCTTGTTGATCACGAGGAATTTCAATCTCTTC